TGCTACATAAGGAGTGTCTCTCATGGCATTTACAAGCGCATCGGGCTATGGCAACCTTCCTAATGGTAACTTTAGCCCAATTATCTACTCAAAGCAGGTACAGCTTGCTTTCCGTAAGTCTTCTACAGTAGAAGATATTACTAACAACGATTACTTCGGTGAAATCGCTCAAATGGGTGATTCAGTGAAGATCATCAAAGAGCCTGAAATTTCAGTTCAAGCTTACACTCGTGGTTCACAAATCACAGCGCAAGATCTTGACGATGAAGATTTCTCTCTTGTAATTGACAAGTCGAACTACTTCGCATTCAAGATCGACGACATTGAAGAAGCGCACTCACACGTGAACTTCATGCAAATGGCTACAGATCGTGCGGCGTATCGTTTGCGTGACCAGTATGACCAAGAAGTTCTTGGCTACCTGTCTGGTTATGCTCAGTCTGCTTTGCATTCTGCTGGCGACACTGTCAACACAACTGTAAACGGAACTAAGGCGGTTACTACTGCTGGCTCTGACGAGCTTCTCGCTTCTATGAAGCTTGACGCTACTGACTTCAACCTCAACGATGGCGGTGCCGCTGTTTCTGGTGAAGCAATTGTAGTTGTTCCACGTTTACCGGGCGTATCTACTCTTCCAACAGCTAACGCTTCACCTCTTCAGGTGATTGCTCGTATGGCTCGTTTGCTTGATCAACAGTTCGTTGACACTAACGGTCGTTGGTTGGTTATTGACCCAGTCTTCGCTGAAACTTTGAAAGACGAAGATTCTCGTCTCTTCAACTCAGACTTCGGTGGTTCTGGCCTTCAGAATGGTCTTGTTATTAACAACCTGCACGGCTTCCGTGTATACGTTTCTAACAACATGCCTGCTGTTGGTACTGGTCCTGCTGTAGGAAGTGCTACACTTCAAGCAACTAACTATGGTGTCTTGACTGCTGGTCATGACTCAGCGGTTGCTACTGCTCAGCAGATCAACAAGACTGAGACTTACCGTGATCCTGACAGCTTCGCTGACATCGTTCGTGGTATGCATCTGTATGGTCGTAAGATCCTTCGTCCAGAAGCTATCGTCACTGCACGTTATCAAACTGGCTATTAATAGGAGGATTCTAAAATGGCTTTACAAACTCCGGTACGTCTTGAAACTGCGGCAATTGCCTCTGGTGACTTGACAGTAAACTCAGTACACGATATTGGAACTGTTCCAGACAACTGTGTTGTTTTGGCGGCAGGTGCAGAGTGTACTACTGCGGCAACTATTGCTGGTGCTAACGCTGTTAGTTTCGGTGTGACAAGTGGCGACGTTGATTTGCTGGGTACAGCAGACATTAACGGTGCTAAAACACTTGCCGCAACGACTACTACAGTCAACGGTATCACAAATGTCACAGTTGCAGATACATTAATTTCTGCAAAGCTGGCGGCATCAAATGCTCCTTCAGCAGGTGCGTATAAATTCTTCGTAGTTTATGCACCTATGGGCGCAACACGTGGTGCTGACGAAGTTGATCGTGATCAACTAGCGTAAGCTAATTGCATTGGGGGCTTCGGCCCCCTTTGCTCCTTATATAAGGGATTTAATATAAATGGCTACATTCCTGAATATCACAAATGAACTGTTGCGCCGTCTGAATGAGGTTGTTATTGACCAAGCAGACTTTGCAGGTGTTCGTAATGTTCAGGCTCTTGCGAAAGATTCAGTGAATTCATCTGTTCGTAAAATCATTCAGTCTGCACAAGAGTGGCCCTTTACATTAACTACCTATGAACAAACATTAACTGCTGGAACTCGTGAATATGATTTCCCAGCAGATATGTCATCTGTGGATTGGGAATCATTCTACATTAAACAACTTGCATCTAAGAGCAATCAGCCTCGCAAGTTAGCTGTTATTCCTTACACTGAATATCTTGAAACATATCGTTCTGGTGATGACACTGGGGACAGTGGATCTGGTATCGGTGTTCCATTACGTATATATCAGACACAAGAAGAAAAGTTTGGTGTGACACCATCTCCAGATGATGCGTATGTTATTGAATACAAGTATTGGACATTCCCTACAAGCATGACTGCGTTTGACGATGTGTGTGTTATTCCAGATCGTTTTATTCACGTAGTCATTGATGGTGCAATGATGTATATGATGCGCTTCCGTTCTAACGAACAAAGTGCGGCAGTCCATCAGAATGACTTCGTTGAAGGCATCAAGATGATGCGCAGAGTTCTTGTAGACGATAATTTGTCTTTACGTTCTACTTACAATCCACGCACAGTATTTAATGCCTATCTGCCTACACGAGTTTTGTAATGGCTGATAATCTTCAGATCTTCACAGTCTCTTGCGAGGGTGGGCTTAACACTAACCGTGATGTCCTTTCTCAGGGACAGTTATCACCGGGCAGTGCAACACGACTAATTAACTATGAGCCTGCTGTAACAGGTGGCTACCGTAGAATTAGTGGATACAACGAAGCGTATCCATCCCTACCGGGAACAGGCAAGGTACTAGGTGTCTGTGTATTTAACGGTATTAATGATGGCATTTTAGCCTGCCGTGCTCCAACTAGCGGCAATAATTATTTGCACTATTGGGATACTGGGACTAGCGCATGGGTTGCTGTTACTACTGCTGGTAGCCCGACAATGTCTGGTGTTAACAAAGTACGCTTTTCCAAGCACAATTGGAGTAACCCAGTTGTCGTTTTAGCTGACGGCGTTAACCCAGCCGCTAAGTATGATGGCACTACGTACACACAGATTACGCATACAAATGCGCCTAACAATCCGAAGTACGTTACTGAATTTAAGTCTCACTTATTTTTAGCCGGTGATAGCACAGATCCATACAACCTGCATTACTCTGCTCCATTAGACGAGACAGACTTTAGCCCAGCGAATGGTGCTGGTGTTATTAACGTAGGTTTTGAGATTGTCCAGATTAAAGCGTTCCGTGATGAATTATTCATCTTTGGTACGAACAATATTAAGAAGCTTGTCGGTAACAGTAACGCAGACTTTTCAGTATTACAGGTAACGAATGACTTAGGATGCTTAGCATCTGACTCAGTCATTGAGCTTGGTGGTGACCTTCTCTTTATCGGACCTGATGGACTCCGTCCAGTATCCGGTACGGACAAGATTGGTGACGTTAACTTGGAAACTGTATCCAAGAACGTGCAGTCACTATTTAACGATGTTGTATTAAATAACGATCTTGATGATCTAGATGCTGTAGTTATCCGACAGAAGTCACAGTTTAGGATTTTCTTCGGTGCTTCAGATTCCCAAGGTGTGATTGGGGCTTTGAGACAACAACAAAACGGTGGCATCGGTTTTGAATTTGGTCAGTTATTAGGTATTACAGCAACAGCGGCTGACTCAGGATACATTGGTCAGTACGAGTTTGTAATACACGGGGACAGAGATGGCAAAGTGTATCGCCAAGAATCTGGTAATGATTTTGATGGTGCTGAAATTTTTTCATTATTTCAAACCCCGTTTTTTCACTTCGGTGATCCAGAGTTACGTAAGAACTTCTTGAAGCTATCGACGTATCTGAAAGCTGAAGGTAATACAGATATCGTGTTAGGTATTGTGTACGACTACGAAGATGTAAATGTACTGAACCCTACCAACTACGATATTACAACACGAGGAGCGGCGGCTTACTATAACGAAGCTACCTATGACTCAGGGGCTATCTTTGACGGTAACCCATCACCTGTCGCTAAGACATCGTTCTCAGGATCAGGTACATCAATTGCAATTAAATATGTAACTAACGACACGAACGCTAGTCATGCCATCCAAGGTTTTGTTCTACTGTTCGGATATGGAGATCGCAGATAAATGGCGGGATATAGCAGACAATCCGTTGCGGACATTATCTCAGGTGAGGTAGTCAAAGCCGCACCTCTAAATGCTGAATTCAATGCGCTCCGTGATGCGTTTGCATTTGCAGGTGGACATAACCACGATGGTTCAGGCACGGAAGGTTCATACGTCGGTCTGATTGCTGACACGGATGGTAACAATAAGGTTGTTGTAGACACATCAAACAACCGTGTTTCTATCTACACTGAAGTCTCTAGTTCTCCTGTAGAGCAGATTCGCATCCAAGACGGTGCTATCGTACCTGTCACTGACGATGACATTGATCTAGGAGCTTCAGGAGCGGAGTTTAAGAATCTCTGGATAGATGGTACTGCAAACATTGATGCGCTTGTCTCAGCGGCTGTCACGCTGACTGGTGGCACTATTGACGGTACTGTTATCGGTGGCACTACGCCAGCCGCAGGTTCATTCACAACTGTTTCATCTTCTGG